AACTTCACTTATCATATCTTGTATTTGTTCGGATGTCAACTGATTTAAAAACATCCAATCGGGGTCTTTTTTATCCCACTCAACAGTAAATGAACCATTGTCATTTTGATTTATTTTTAGACTCATCTCCACTTGGTCAATGGTTTTGTCTCGATTAACTTTGCGGTTTCAATCTCATCACTCTCGTCAGGATTTGTATGGTATGTGACTTCCTTTAATGTTTTGAGATACTCTAATACATGTTCTCTTATCTCCATTAAGTCTTCATAACATCCTTGATTATAAGCGCAACCACGCAAGTCAGAGTCAGGTTTTAATACTGATTCAGTAAAAAGGTCTAATGCCCTTTGATACTTAACAGATGGTGATTCATCCCCGATTGAGTTTTGATCGTGCATTTTTTTCTTTTTTAATTCCCTTTTGTATGTATATCATAGCACATTCAAAATTTCTTGAGAAGTGTTCTATGATACCATTGTGTATTATGGCAAACTTCTTACCACTTGACGGAACTGCTGCCCACATTCCATCCTTTGTTACATAACCAGTTGGTTGACCAACTTCGGGGTCTAGTAAGGATGGAAATCTGGTAGGACAAAACTTCTGATAGTTAGAACCTCGCATTAACTCCTAAAACTCTTGCGTTTGGATTTCTTGCGACTGCAACTTGTCTTGCTTCATCGTAGTTACGAGCATGTACATCTTCTGTGAAGACCTTACCTGCTACAAATAACTTAACCTGACATCTCATTAAAAGAACCTCCCTTTAGTTACATAGTTTACAATACCGATTGATGAACCAATACAAAATGTCATCAATGCCAATGTCAACACAAATCCTTCGATCATTTTTTTCTCCTTTGTTTACCTTTCTATTATATAATATCCAGAATGTTTATGCAAGTCTCTTGTGACACTTCTTGAACTGGTTTATATTCTTGCACTCTCTTCTCAATTAAGTTACCATAGTCTTCATGTAGTTCACAACCAATATAATCACGACCTAGTGATTTTGCGACTGCTGCCGTAGTTCCTGACCCCATGAATGGGTCAAGTATTATATCTCCCACCTGACTCCCTGCTTTAATGCAAGGTTCAATTAAATCTGGTGGGTAGGTCGCAAAGTGTGCTTCACGATATGGTTTGTTTGTTACTGACCAGACAGATCGTTTATTCTTTGTTGGATATGATTTTGTAAGTCCCGAATGTGGTTGTAGTCCTGTTCCTTCGTTATGGTATTTTCCTTTTGTTCTGTCTCGTGTTCCCCAATCTTTTGCGGGTTCTTTGATTGCTTCATTATCGTAGTAGTACTTTTTATTTTTACTAAACAAAAATATATATTCGTGCGACTTCGTACATCTATCTCGTACACTCTCTGGCATCGGATTTGGTTTATGCCATATTATATCTTGTCTGAGATACCACCCATCTGCTCTCATTGCGAAGGCAAATTGCCAAGGGATTCCGATAAGGTCTTTTTCTTTGAGTCCTTCGATTCGATTTCCTCTACGAGGACACACATCTGGTAGGTCTTGCTTTGTATTTGAGACACTTTGTTTAACCAATCCTTGTCCTTTTCCAGGTCTGTAATTATAGTAACTGTCGCCAAGATTAACCCAACAAGTTCCATCATCTCTAAGCACATTGCGAACCTCCTTAAATACTGTAATTAATTGTTCAATAAATTCATCAGGTGTTTGTTCCTGACCAATTTGGTTTTGTTCTCCACCATAGTCACGCAATCCGTAATATGGTGGGGATGTGATGCAAGTTCTTGCTTGCTCGTCAAATTGTTTGAGTGTCTCTCGACAATCTCCATACAAAATTGTGTCTCTCATCTTCTTAGAAACTCATTTAGAATCCAACTACTGCTGTTCATCTTATCATCTCCACCAACACCCCACTCAAAGATAACTCTATCGTTTTGTTGGAATTTAAGATACTCAGGAACATTAGTGTCAATTCTGTCTCCACCATTACAGAATATCACTTTATCATACATTTGTAAACACTTGTATATTGCCATGTTAGATGAATCGTCAGTATCATCATATGTAATTGTCAAATCAACTGGTTTGAGTTCTTTAACGATTGCTCTTCTCTCTGACATCGGTAAGAAATACTTTCCCTTCTTACGAATCAACCACTCATCAGAATTTAATCCCACACATAATGGTATGTTTGGATTTAGTTCTTTTGCATTTTTAAAATATGCGATGTGACCTGTATGTATTGGGTCAAATCCTCCTGTAACTAAAACTATTGTACTCATAATAAAACTGCGACTTTACTTGTTGCAATAATCATTAAAAATGTTAACATAATTACTACATCCCATTGTTCATGTTCTATGTAGAATGGAATACAACATATGTCAGCGATAACGTGCATAATCGCACCATAAAATGCTGATACATGTAGTATAACAAAATATGCTGCAATAATCAATATCGATCCTGTGATTCTTGATATAACTAATGGTTTCATTTTAAAAATTTAAGAATTGTTGATCTGCTTGTTGATATAAGTATGATAGATTAATTGGTGGTAATATAGGATTTATTTCTCCAATATTACACTCATAGTAATCTCCTTCTTTAAGTGCTATCATAGCACCATCAGCACCTTCTTCATACAAACTTCTTGCGTGTTCATCTTCCACAACTACAACTCTTCTTGCTGTAAGGTCAATGACAAGTAACCAATCAAATGTGCTGATTTGTCTGAAATCTTCTACAGTTTTTGTTTCACTTAAAAATGATTTAACTTTAAACTTTTTGGTTGCTTTTGGGTCTTTAACTTTATAAAAAAGATTCTTACCCATCTTGAGTTCAATTTTTTTATCTTCCCACTCAAAGTCATAACCATTTTGGTCAACTCTGTCAATGTCAGAAAACTTGTCCAAAGCTTTCTCTACCATAGTTGCCCTTGCAAAGTTATCTGCATTTGATGTGAATCCTTTATCGGAATATAAAGAGTCAACAACTCCAAATACCCGATTCCAATCCACCTTTGTCTCTAACTGTTCAATAAAATTCATAATTAACCAAATAAATGTATGTTGTAGTGTTTACGAACTGGTGGATACTTGGGTTTGGGTTTAACCTTAACCACTTTGTATATTTTTAATAGTGTGTCTGTTTTCATTTTGTTACCACCGAAGTTGCTGCTTGACCTTGATTGAATATCACATCAACAACTGCTTCGACCTTTTTAGCAGTGGAGATACCAACCTTAGAATAGACAGGGATGCAGACAAGTCCAAATACTTTGTCAGCATTGCCCTTACGAATGACTCTACCAATCGTTTGTGAGATACCTATGTAATCCATAGACCTCATGAATAGAACTGCTTCCAGACCATTGACATTGATGCCCTCTGAGAGTATGCTGTGATGTAGTACAACAAACTTCTTGTCGTTTCTACCCCACTCATTAAGTGTATCAAAGAATATCTCTCTGTCCACCTTTTCTCCATCAACAACTGCACCAGTTTTAGATGTGATGAACATGTAAGAGTAACCACGAACTGCCAACTGTTTTACAAAGTCAGTCTGTGATACAAGTGCAACAATTTGTTTTGTTGACTTAGCACATATTAACACTTTGTCCTTATCTAGGTTGTCAATGGCATCAATCATCTGCTCATTGTCTCTGTCTGCAACCAACTCATCTTTCTCAAGTATTCTGGTCTTGTAAACTTCGACCTTTGGTGGTAGTATGTAACCTTGCTTGACCAACTTAGGTGCAGGTACTTGACATATAACATTACCAAAGATGTCAGTATCATTCATACCAACTTTCATAGGTGTGAGACTATGCTTTGGTGTTGCTGTAAAGAAGTATGATCTCTCAGCATATATTGAGAAATACTCAACTGCTTCAATGAAGTTCTTTTGAACTGCATTATGTGACTCATCAAAGTATATTGTATCTACATGAATACCACTCTCTTGCACTCTATGAAGTGAATGATATGTGGTGAAGATTATCTGATTACTTACAGCATTTTTTGTTGACCATACAGATATTCTGCTTGCATCTGTAGTTGAATAATGATGTGTCTCACCACTATGAACGTGCAATACCTCTGCATTATCAATGAACTCAAGAAACTCTGATGATAATTGGTTGGCAAGTAAAATGCGAGGTGCAACAACTACAATGGTCTGACCCATGTATGATCTACTAAATTCATTCATAGCATCATCAATCATACACATTGTTTTACCACCACCTGTGGGAACAATTATCTGACCTTTAGTGTTACGAAGCATTGCTTTAACTGCTTGCTCTTGATGTGGTCTTAGTTGCATGTAAAACTCATTGATATGTACATATCATAGCACAAAAAAACCCTCTGTGTAGAGGGTTGTGACAGTTTCCCAACTGATCTCTTCTAAAAATTTATAGCATCTCCCGAACAAACCATACAAAGGTATGTATATAATTTTAAATTTTAAGAGAATGGATTTCGAGTTTCAAGACTCGCTGCCATCCTCCAATTACGTTGGGGAATATCATTCTCATTTCGAGGACAATTATCATCATATAGAACTCCATCCACCTCTGATTGTTTCTTTGATACACCATATCCTTGATAATCCAACCCAACACAAGATGGTTTCACACCATTTAACCAATGTTGAACTGATATAAACTTACCCTCTCTTTCTGGTTTCACAACAGCACCATGCAAATCATTATTATTAACTCTTATACATCTATATTTTTTATAGTAATAAATATCGGGATGCTTTGGATACACCCATTTCCCAGAGTGACTAAAAAACATATTTCTTCTACCTGATAGTAATATCTCGTATGAATTTATGTTTGGATGTGTGTGTTCTGGAACAACAAACATTTCTGATTTATCAGATTGAAATTGAAATATTTGCACTTGAAATTGTCCATCTCTATGATGTAAATATGAATTAAATCCCTCAAGATCATATATTCCGTGGTCATAATTTTTTAAATCAACATTTTTTGCATCTCTTACACCATCAGAATCAATGTAATCATTTAAATATCTTTTTAACTCTTGATCCTCTTTATTCTTCATGTTCAAAAAATGCAAGATAACTGTTATCATCAACTATTATATTATATTCTTTATCTTTTTTCAAGTCACAATATGTCATTTCATCTAATGTTTGATTATTTATTTTCACACTCCCTTGATAGCATATTAAACAAGAATAATTTTGATTTGATGTAACTATACCAGTTTCTACCAATCTTCCGTTCCACTTCTCATTCTTTCTCCAAGGATTAAATGAGATAGTTCTAGTATTTTCATTCATTTTCACACCAACAGGATAACTTAAATATTTTGTTATGTCATATAACTTTTTATGATGTGATGAGTTTAATTCAATCATTTCAGATTTATTAGAATCAAAATCTAGTACAAAAATTTTAAAAATACCATATACACAAAACAAAAAATGTGCATGCCTTTCAGAAGAATCCTCAAAACCAACAAATTCTTCCTCTGCATGATGAGTACACAAGAAGAATTTTGGAGTTCGATATGTTCGATTAAAAGTATTCATTCAATTTCAATTTTTTTTAATTTTCGAGATGATATTTTTCTCGTACAACTGTCACTATCCACAGATATAATTTTTCCAACATAATCCTCCAAATTCACACTATTTGGAATCTCGTGGGGTAAATTTACTGGTAAAATATCTTCTTTTTTTTCTTGTCTCAATATTTTTTGATATCCATGCTGTCCAATTGATTCAATTAAATTTTGATTATCAAAAGAAGTATCAAATCTATCAGTCGTAGTTGTTTTTGCGGGGTAATCAGATATTGATTTTGGTGCATTTTGTCTACAATATCTTATCACAACCTGTTTTGTCTCAGGTAAATACTCCTCTATTTTAAATATCATCTTCATTGCTGCAACATTCCCCAAGTTGTGAGTATATATTTATTCTGTCCTATGGGTGGATTACCTCGATGGACGTGTGTAAACCCTGCTGGCCAAATAACTACTGTTCCTTCAACTGCTTTAATTCTTCTATTTTGATACAAGAACTCAGTTTCACCACCCTCTTTAATTGTATTGAGATATGCTTGAATTACAAATCTTCTGGTTGCCGTATTAAATACAGCATTTTCATAATGCCAAGAATGAAAACCACCACAAATCGGTATTCTTTTTGCCTTTACATCATATAATAAAAAGTTTGATTCACCCAGTAAACTATAATCTTGCAAATAATTTTCAACACAACCTTTTATCATTGGTAAAAAAGACCTAACCAATTTATCTGATGAAGTTAGGTCAAAAGAATCATCATTTGAAAAATTAATAGTTTCATGATCTCGCTCATGTAACTTAGTACCTTCCTGTATAATTAATCCTTCTCCTCTTAAATAATCAATGTATTTTATCCATTCTTCACAATATTCTTTTGATAAGGCATTTTCATAAATCGTAATAAAATCAGTTAGCATAATAATTAATTAAAAGAACCGTTCGCAGTGCCTCCATTTCTACCACCAACAGTATTTCCTGTGATAGTGCTATTGTTTGCAATAGATTCACTGCTAAAATATATAGCTTTTCCATCAGAACCTGCGTTACCAGGTGCGCCAGGAGTGCTTCTATATGCTCTGTCATCTGCTCTAGTTCCACTAGTTCCATTCACAGGGGCATCATTTATATCACCACCAGCACCACCAGCACCACCAGTTGCACCTCCTTCTGCACCAGCATCACCACCATCACCACCAGCAGATAATGAACCATCATCACCTGCTTCTCCATTTATCAAACCAGAACCATTGAAACCACCAGAACCACCTCCACCACCAGTGCCAGCAGGGAGACCAGCTCCACCACCACCTCCACCACCAGATCTTCCGAAGTCAGTGGTGCTCTTGTCTGATGGGTCGTTTGATCCTCCACTGCCACCTCCTCCACCACCATATCCACATCTTATTACACCATTATTATTAATAGTTGCAGCATATTCAACTCCTAATGCACTCGTACCATTTATTCCATCATCGGCATCATTAGAATTACCTTGATTTGCTCTACCACCATTACCACCTGCACCTGTCAGATACCCTGATGCTCCTATATCCACTTGTAATTCTGTGCCACTTGGCCAAACTCCAGTTCTAAGTGCAACATCAGTTATATCTCCATCTTGTTTACCACCAACAGTTTGATTCACGTTTACGAATACTTTTTTACCACCTTGCCAATTTTCTGCAGTCAGATTGTAATTACCATCAAGTGAACCAATAGGTCTCTCTCTAAATCCACCAACAACCGTCACTTTTGCCGATACATTATTATATCTCCAAGTCGCAGCCATTTGATTATCACCTTCTACTTCTTTACTTGTATCTGTTTGACCTTCTGGAAGGGTATAATAATCAACTACCATATTTAATTTTTTACCACGAAAATCACTAAACTTAATCTCACCAGATACTGGTATACCAGTGTCTAGTGGTAGATTTGTTAATGTACTTCCAGATGGTGAAGCATTTTGAAAATCAGGATCATCTCTGCGATATCTTCCTAAACGACTATCACCTCTATCACCAAATTCTGCTCGAATTTGACCAAAAGATATTGAACTTCCAACGCCTGGTAATGTCATTATGAGTCAACCGCTGTAGTGGTTCCAATTCCGACCCATCCCCCACTGATATAAACTTGTAATTGATTTCCATCTGTATTATAAATGAACGCACCAGTTTCAGTAGCAAGTCCAACTCTTTGGGTAGTGGTAATTTTTGGTGGAAGCATAAACATTTTGTTTGCAAATGCTCCTGTAATATCTTTTCCAGCATCAGCAAAATCAACTGCTGATTTGGCTAATGTTGTCCCTACACCAACTATGGATGAGACTGTTGCACCAGTATTAAATAAAGAATTTCCAAATGTATCATCTGTTCTGATTCCTAAATTACCAGTGGCAGACACAAAAACTCTATTGTTACCTGAATTTATTTCAACTGGGTTAGAACCAGCATTTACGTTGACACCTACTTTATCTGTTTTTATTGAAGTCACAGTTGAAACTCCAGCAGAAATATCGTTGAATGTAGATATTCCTGATGTTGCGTTCACATTACCCGTTAGATTACCTGTGAGATTACCAGTGACATTTCCTTCAATTGATCCTGTTAGTGATACATCACCAGCAATAAATATATCTCCACCAAAAGTTGCACCAGCTGATATTTTAGCATCACCCTGTACGTGGAGTTTATGTGTTGGCAATGTTATACCAATACCTAAACTTCCACCAATTCCAGTTAAGGTCATCAACTGAGCATTATTAAAACCTTTATGCCAATGGAAATTGCCTGAATTTGATAAATCGTTTGCATTAATATAATAGTTAATATTTCCACTATCAGTATTAATTAAATCTAGTGACCTTCTTGTACTATATGGTGCAGAACCACTCTCGTTACCATATCTCAATGATCCAAAGTGTGATGATAAACCAGACGCACCACCATTTAAACTCGCAACATCTAATTGTCCGTAAACTGTAGCACCTACTCCACTAGTTTTAAATTTTACTTGATTACTATAATATAAATCAACAGATGTTTGCCTGAAAGCTGCTATTGTCTCTGATAATGAAACTGTGCCAACGTAAACGGCACCAGCAGTTTCAACAGATAAAGAATAAGGGCCTGTTTTTGTATGTCTTATGACACTATCATTACCTGCGAATATTTGTAAATTATCATTAAATATTGCTTTTCTATTATAAGCAAAAAATACAGTAGTTCCAAATCCGACTGTTGCACCAGTTCCTACGGTTACATTACCACCGAACGTTGAGACACCCGTGACATTAAGAGTTTCACTAATATTGGTTACATCTAATTCAGTTCGTCCATCTACATCTAAATTAGCATTTATATCAACAGCAGAACCGAATGTTGAAAGACCTGTGACGTTAAGAGTTTCACTAATATTAGTGGTATCTAATTCGGTTATTCCATCTACATCTAAATTAGCATTTATATCAACAGCAGAACCGAATGTTGTGAGTCCACTAACATCTACACTAGAATTAATATCTACAGCATTTCCAAATGTTGAAACACCAATTACATCTAATTTATGTGCTATCAAATCAGTTGTTGTCGTAAGACCAATAAAACTAGTAATGCCTGTAAATATAGAATCTCCAAGAACATCTAATTGAGTTGTTGGTATTTCACTACCAATACCAATATTGGTAGTAGTAGACAGTCCACCAGCATTTGCGATAAATCCTTCTGTTGCAATCGCAACTATATTTGTAAGACCTGATGCATCACCAACAAATTTTGTAGCAGTAACAATTCCTGAAACTGAATCAACTTTTATATTACCTGCTGTTATCACTCCACTTACAACTGCTCCAGATAAACTTGTTATCCCTGTTATACTTGCATTGCCACGAACATCTAAACGTTTTTCTGGTATTGTAGTTCCAATTCCAACCAATCCAACAGAGTTGACAATAAAATTACTATCATCGACCTGAACACCGTTTCTAAAATTAAATGATTTGGTATAATTTGCCATTACCTTTTTAGTTATTTATTTGTTTTCAAGAGAGTTGACTTTAGAAGTTAATTCCTTAACTGCCTCAATCAAAACAGGAATCAATCTGTCATAACGAACTGCTTTCACACCATCACCTCTTGTGATTGTAACACCAGGTAATCCAAGTGCCTCAATTTCTTGAGCAAGTATACCAGTGTCCTTTGTACCATTTTCATGTGGTGTCAGTCCTGTATTCCAAGTAAATGTATTACCACTAATACTATTAACCATGTCAAGTGCATTTTTTATGGGTGATATATCTTTTTTAAGTGTTATATCAGATGAACTAAATGCAATCACATCACCAGTAAATGTACCTGATCCTGTGACCGTAATACCAGTTGTGTTAACACGCAACCTTTCATTTTCGTCACTGCCAAGTCCACTACCAGTATGAATAGTAAGTACGTTTGCGGATGGAACTCTAAATCTTGGACCTCCATTATTTAATTCTATTTCTGGGTTTGCAGAGGTGAGTTGTATGTTACCATTGTTTGTCAACTGTCCAGTGATAGTTAAACCAGATGTAGTAGCTGCTGCTCTAACTGCATCACCACTGTCTAATAATTGTGAATTGTTAAGACCATCTAACCCTGATCCATCACCACTAAATGATGTTGCTGTGCAAACTCCTGTTATAGAAACTCCTGCTCCAGTGGTTCTTAATTTTTCTTCTCCCTCAAAATACAATTCTACTGAAGAATCTTCAAGAAACTTTGCGTTTACTTTAGTACCAGCAGGATTTTTTATTTCAACTGCATTACCAGCAATTATAAGACTACCAGTTCCAGCATCTTTAATAACACTATTACTACCTGAGTGAAATATTTCTAAATCTCCATCATTACCAAATTTTATCGCAGCATCATCAGGAAGATTAGCAGTTTTTGCAATTCCCACACCACCAGATATTATGAGTGATCCTGTTGTTGAACTTGTGGAATCCGTTGTTGTTTTAACTTTAACTGCATCCTTAAGTTGAACTTCATTGTTAAATGTAACAGGTCCATCAAATTCAGATAATGATGTCTTGGATTTGCCACCCTCAACCACAAGTCTTTCTTTAATTGTTGATTCATCAAATACAACACTTAATCTACCAGGATTTTCACCTGTAACTGATGGTATTGGAGTATCGAAGGATGTTTCCTCACCAGTAAGTGCTGACTTTTTCTGGTTTCCAATATAGAAATCACCTTTGTTGTTCATTCCAGTGTAAACAACAGCACCACCTGCTCTTTCCTGTGACTGTGATAGGAACTCTTCCTTCTCAGAAATTGTTTTGACCTGAACTTGTGGGAGTGCAGTTGAATAGTTACCAGGACCATAACCAAGATATTCAAATGTATGACCTGATGCTCTTAAAATTGATGGTCGATTAAATTGAATTGGGAACGGTTTAATTTTCTTAACAAGTGATCCAGTTGCGTGATTTTTGATAACCGTACCAAAAACTCCACGAATTACTGAAATTTGATCTTTATTAACTCCAAGTAAAGTATTTGTAGATACTCGAAGTATCTCCTCATCAATTAGTAAGTATGATCCATATGGGAATCTTTGAAGTAAATTATGTGTATTCGTAGTATTAACAGTAGCAATTCCAACACCTGATCCCATCTGAGCACTTAATTTTGCATGTTCATTGTCAAATAATTCTACACCACGAATTGATAAATTTTCTTGACCAGAATCTGATACACCGTCATTTGCTGATAATCCATGTTTAAGTATAAATCCATTATCAACACTTATATCGGATGCTAACTCAAATGTAAATGTTGTGACACCAACTTTTGTTTTAACAATATATGAACCTTGGTTGACATTTGATGAATTATTCAATTGGAATCTATTTCCAGCAACGAGTCCATGAGGTTCAAATGTTGTGATAGTTTTTAACCCATTTGAGAAACTTTCAGTATCTACCTTAGATGATGGACTAACTGTAAATGCATATTGATCTGATATAGGATCAACATCTGCACCTGTTTTATGAATTGTAATCTGTTTCTTGTCGTTTACTTCTTTTAATCTAAAATATGAGTCGGATGCTGTTCCTACACCTGTAAATTGAATAACTAAATCACTCGATACACCAATGTTTCCTGATGTCAAACCTGCACCAGAGACATTACCATCCAAAATTGCCACTCCATTACCAGCACCTATTTGATTTACATCAAAATATCCTTTATTTCCTGCAGACCAACCAGATCCAGCATTTGTAATTTCAAATGATGTTACTGCACCGTTGGAGACTATGACATCAGATAATGTTCCATTCCATGTAGAATCGTTTTGAGTAGTACTGTTGAATACTTTTACATTACGATAGGTTGCCACACCAGAATTTGGTGTATAGTTTGCTCCACCAGAGTGAAGTGTAGCAGTCATTATACCCGCAAAATTATGTTCAGTAGTAAATGAAACTATCCCTGTTGTAGTATTGTCTGTGAATGAGAATAAAGGTTGACCTATTCCAATAGATTTAAGTAATTTATCATTTGTCTCTCTTGTAAGACTCTTTAAAGGATCGTTTGTAACTACCTGTCCCAAAGGAGATCTTACAGCAAAAGATTTAGATGCTTGGGGATTTTCATTTACATTATCTCGATCTAATTGAGGATATAAATCAACTACATTTTGACTATAACTTAAATTAGTATATTCCTCTTGAATGGTATTACTGGAATTAAGAGCAAATACTTGATAAACACCATCTTGTGTGGCATCAATATATTCTGAAACTAATGTATTTCTGAACAAATAAATATTTGATC